TATACTGACAATGAACTGAGATTGATCTCAGAAAATGCTACTTCAAGCATTACACTTTCTAGAGACCTCACTGGTGCAACGGATGATACAGCAACTATTGAATATAATGGAACAGATCTAACATTTACAAATAAAGATGCTAGTGGTGATATTAGTGTAATACTTGCTGGTGGTTCTGGAATTAATACAACAAGTGATTTTAGAGTTTCTCATAGTGGAAGTGATATTCTTATAGCATCTCATGAAGGTTTTGTTGGCATTAATAAAGCATCTCCAGCACAAGCACTAGATGTTACTGGAAATGTTGCAGCAACTGGAAACATTGTTGCAGAAGGAACTATAACAGCAGGACAAGGTGTAAACCAGGTTACTTTTGGTGGTGGAACATCAACAACACTTGTTTCGAATATTGATGGTGATATTAATTCTAGTGGAATTAGCACTTTTGCTAGTGCAACTTTTGGTATTGCATCAATAACTGATTTTAAAGTTACTACTGGCATTGGAACATTTGTTACTGGAGCAAATATCGGCACTGAATCTAGAGCAGCATTTACATCAGATTATGGTAATGCAACATTACAAGTTCAGGGTAATGCCTTTATTGAAAAAAGTCTAAGAATTTTTGATGACCAAGATGGATCTCTCGCAGTTGGAACAACTTCAATTCCATCAGATGCCAGAGGAGATGTAGGTAATCAACGTGAAATTAACTATGGTGGTTCTCACTTTAGGGGAAATATATCAGTTCTTGGTGATACTAGTGGAGCTACTATCTTCGTTTCTGGTCTCCATAATGATGCTGTTAATACTCTCAAATACGTTCAAACACAAATCAGTGAAAATCACACTTACCAATATAGTGTTGGTATTAATACACATGTCCCTAGATCTTGCTTAGACCTTGGTGGATCATCAAGTCCATTAATTTTACCATCAATGTCAACAACGGCATTGTCCAATCTAGTTAACAGTCCAACTGATGCAACAATTGATAATAATGTAGATGCAGCTGGTAGTGGAAAGCAGATTCCTGGGGGGATATTCTATGATAGACAATTAGATTGTGTCAAGGTTGGTATTTCTACAGCAAATAATACAACTTCCTTCAAGAGAATCATTCATGTAACTACGAGTGGAACAATTGAATCTATTGCTTTCCCACAAGTTTCTAGTGCAAACGTAACCACTCTGCAAAATGATTCTGATGTTCCAAATGGTGCAGTTGTTTATGATACTAGTAATAATAAATTAAAAGTGAAGGCAAACGGATCATTTGTAAATCTCCACTAATAGGGGCTTGACAAGGTGCTCTGCTCTTGCTAGAGTGCCTTTGTTAAGGTTAAAGAGACAGCTCTAACTACATTATGAATGGTCTAATGGATGCTATCCACGTCGAAGATCCTTTCTATAGAAATCCAGTAGATACGAAGCATACTAGGATTTACTTTCATATGCAGCAATCAATCAAGAGATTGATTGAACTGGGTGAATATCCTATATGTGCATTTGTTGGTATGACAAAAGCAGAACGAGGATTCAAAAGGTTTGATGATAGCGATTATTCACATCTTCCAGAAAAAGTTGTTCTTGATGATTATCTTGATTGTCATATCGACCTAACAGATCACTATGTTCGTTCAGCACTATTTGCTTCTGGTTGTAGGAAATCAACTCTTGGAGGTTCATCAGAAGTTGTAGAAGCACCTTTGTGGATTACATCTTATTCTGAGTTTATTTCTTTTCTTAAAAAAGAACTTATCGAACTCAACGAAAGATTTTATGAGCAAGAAAAAGTTTTCGGATTCACCCCAGAATCTCATAAAAAACTGATTAAGGAGAAGAATCCTGAGGCAGTTCGTGCTCCTAAATTGCATCTCGTAGTAGAAATTATCAATAAGTTGAAAAATCTAGCAAAAGATGCTATGATTTACGTTCCACAAGATGCATTTGGACATTTTTCTATCACGTTGTCTAAAAAGGGATATACAAATGTCTATACTGACAAGGATTACAATATGAATCCTTCAGGAATGGCAAATGTTCCTGATAATATTACTAAAATTACCGAAGAAGAATACAACGATATGGATTTTGATGCTATTATTGGTAATCCTCCTTATGGTAAAGGTGGTAGATTGGCACTTAAGTTTTTGAATAATTCTGCTGATCGTGTTCGTGCTAAGAATGGACAAATTATTCTCGTGCTTCCTAAATCTGTGAAGCAAGGTTCTGATAACTTTAATAAAATCGATCGAGATCTTGAGATTGTAAGCACTAAAGATTGTGCTAATAATGATTTTGCTGCTAGTATCGATGCTTGTATTCAAGAGTGGAAGATTGGTGAGAAGCAACGTGAATTAGATCCTGAATACAAGCATCACCCACATATCGAGTTTCTTAAGTATGAGAACCGATATGATGCTGATATTTTTGTCGGTGGAGATGGTGGTGGAGCATCTGGTAAAGTATTCTTGCCTGGTGAAAAGAACGCTGATGGAAAACCGTGGTTAGATTACGAGAAATCTTCTTCTCATAATTACATTCGTGTTCGCCCAGATGAAGGCATTACTAAAGAAGAAATCCTTCAACGTATTATTGCTATGGGGCAGAATGGTGATGGTAGTTTGAGGAAGATTGCTACAGGAACTACCAATGGTATTCCTCATCTTGGTAAGGGTAAATTCATCAAAGCATACACTGAAAGATACGGAAATGGGCACTGATAAGAATCAACATAATAAAGATACTGGATCCAACATTGAACGTTCAGATGAAAGGATTGCTGAAACTCAAGAAGTATTCACACCAATGGAAATGTGTGAAGAAATGGTTCAGGTGATTGATATTGAGAAGAGAAAGAATCCAGAATCAAAGTTTCTGGATAACTCTGCTGGTTCTGGTAACTTTATTATTGCACTCAAGAACGAACTCCTTAAGTATCATTCCGAACAGCATATTCTCGATAATATGTTGTATGCTGTAGAACTGATGGAAGACAACCACAAAGAAATGTGTGAGAGGGTTGGTGTTCCTATTGATCACCCACATTATGTGTGCCATGATGCTCTTACATATGACTATGGTTTCGGGGAACCGGTTGGTGTAGAACAGTTCTTCTAGTGGCACAGGGGGTTCCTTTGGGGATCCCTTTCTGCTATAATATGTTCATACAGGACAGGAGAGCATTTGATCACCCTTCGCCCCCACCAGAAAAAAGCAGTTAATGCAATGTGGGACAACAGCAAAGGTCAGGTGATCATCCCTACGGGTGGTGGTAAGACCATTTGTATGATCGAAGATGCCATGACTAACATGGAATTGATTGATCGTGGTCAGACTTTTGTTGTTGTTGCCCCTCGTATTCTTCTTGCAGAACAACTCTGCAAAGAATTTCTTGATATTATTGATACCACTCATACTCATGTGATGCACGTTCACAGTGGTGAGATTGAGTATTTCAGTAGCACCAAACCAGAACAGATTGCACTGTTTAACAACACTGCAAGAACTGCTGGTGAGAATGTTATCATCTTCACCACATATCATTCACTGCATCGCATTCAAGAGGCAGACATTGAAGTGAATACAATTTACTTTGATGAAGCACATAACAGTGTTCAGCGTAACTTTTTCCCTCCTACTGAATTCTTTTCTAACGATGCTGATCGTTGTTATTTCTTCACAGCAACTCCAAAACATTCGCTGACTGTATTCAAACCAGGTATGAACGACGGAGCAGTATATGGGCAAGTTTTATGTAATGTTCCTGCTCCTTTGCTTGTCGATGAAGGGTATATTCTTCCTCCAAAAGTGGTTGTTAAACAACTGCCACAAGGAGACTTTAAACTCACAGATTCACAGAATCTGCTGGAAACCATCGATGACAATGCCATCAATAAAATTCTGATTGCTGCACGTTCTACAAAGCAGATTCTTCGTCTCATTGGACAATCTGATTTCACGATGCAACTTCAGCAACGTGGTTACAACTGGATGTATATCACTAGCAAGACTGGTGCTATTATCAATGGTAAGAAAGTATCCCGTGAAGTATTCTTCAAGACTCTCAATCAGTGGGGAATGGATGACACTCGTTTTGTTGTGATGCATCACTCTATTCTCTCTGAGGGCATCAACGTGAAAGGTTTAGAAGCGGTTCTCTTTATGCGGAATATGGATTATATCGGTATTTCCCAGAGCATTGGGCGTGTGATCCGCCTGGGTGGTGCTGAGAAAACCTTTGGACTGGTATGTGTGCCAGTGTTTGATAAGGTGGGTGTGGGCACTGCTAGAAGCGTTCAGGCAGTGGTGGACACCGTATTCCAGCAGGGAGAACCTGCTATCTCAGTTGTGCGGAAGTAGAACTGTCACACCAGGAGCAGAAACCCTGCTCCACTCTGCTATAATTACAAAGTAATCAAGGGAACACCACCATGAAATGCGAAGTCAAACTTTACGTTGCAGGTCAAGTTTTCACTGAGCAAGTTCGTGCTCGTGATTATCAAGAGGCAAAGCAAGTTGCTTTAGCACGTAATCCTAACGCCAAAGTTGTTAGTGTTACTGCTGTTTTCTGATGGGATTTCTTAAACCTTTTGTTTCTCGTCCTGGAATCCTTGATCCAAAACCAAAAGATCCGTTGGGTTATGTTACTAATGATGGAATGTGGGCTGCCGTTCCATTTGGTAAGAAATTCATGATTATACATAATGGGTGTCAGGTAAAGGTATTGAATACCTATAAACAATCTATTGATTTTATCAACAACCAACGGAAAACTCTTAAAAAGAAGTGAGACAAATGACTGATCAAAAACATGAAAAACGTAAAGATGCTCTCGGTCTTTTTTATGAGAGTGTTCTGAAACCAGATCATGAACTTCGTCAATGTGCTCACAATCAAGAGTGTTTTAATGAGTTAATGGAATGGAGAAGTGATATTGTTCAGTATTTGGATGAGCGCAGAAATAAGGAGTTTAATTAATGCACTCATACACAATCCTTTTAGGGATGTCTGTGGTAGTTGCATATGTCATCGTAACCGATGAACGTGCTGCTGCTATTTTTGTGTATGGGTCAAAGTTAGCAAATACTGAAATAAAACGCCATTGGTGGTGGTTGACTAACAATCCACGTAATCCTGTGGTAAAATATATGATACACCGTCGTTCTTTGCGAATTGCTAAAAAATTGATGGTAGAAATAAATAAAAATAAAGAGACATAAATTTATGTTATCTACTGCATATCGCCTTCGTCTTGAATCTATTTGTAAATGCATCGCAAATAAGGAACAAGTTCCTTTGGATGATATGATTTGGGCAGAGAAACTTGCTAAAGCACATACTCTTGCTAGAGATTGGTTGAACAAAGCACGTCGTCAGGCATCACAAGATATTGAAGAGGGCAGTATTGATGATTTTATGAATAGGATGGGTTTAGGTGACCCCGATCCATCCAATTATAAAACGGGGTTTGATAATGCCGATGAAATTGTAGATTGGTTTCAAAGAGATAAACCAGATGATTGGCGTCAGAGAGACTAAAAAATATCCTTTACAAATAAACTGAAGAATGGTATACTATGGGGGTTAAACACCCTCTTTTTTATGGAAGTAATTACCGAAGGAAAGGTAAAAACTGTATATCAAGGTGACGATGCTGATCGTGTCATCATTGAGTATCATGATAAGGTGACGGCTGGTAATGGTGAAATGGTTGATCATCCTTTAGGAAAAGGATCCCTCTGCTGTAGCATTTCATCTATTATCTTTGAGAAACTTTCCAAAGAACTCATCCCAACTCATTATATTAATATGGTTGGTGCCAATTAGATGATTTGCAAGAAAGTAAGTATTGTTCCTTTAGAAGTTATTTGTCGCAATCGTGCTGCTGGATCTATTGTTCGTCAGACCACCCTTCAAGAAGGTGCCCCACTTCCACAACCTATTGTTGAGTTCTTTCTGAAAGATGATAGCAAGCATGACCCTCTCCTAACACCAGATCGTGTGCGTTTGATGGGATATGATCCAGAACCTTTTATTGAGATGACACTACGGATCAATGATTATCTCCGTCAGATGTTCTATATTATGGGTATTGATCTGGTTGACTTCAAGATTGAGTATGGTTATGATGCTCATGGTGATTTGTATCTTGCCGATGAGATCAGTCCTGATAGTATGAGACTATGGAAGATTGGTAGTGATGAAAGATTTGATAAGGATCTATTCAGAAAAGATGAAGGTGATATTGTTCCTGCCTATCGTGAGATTCTAGATAGATTACAACCACTTGCCATTCAATGAAACACGAAATCCCTGAGGAGATTAAGAAGAATGGATTTGCTTGTTTCGGTAGTTTGAATCAAGCAGAGAGAGCAGTTGTTCTACTCGGTGACGAAGCATATCGTGAGTCACTAGACCTTGACAACGATGATGCTCCCTGTTGGCAGATTCCAAGCGGAGAACACTCCACTTTTGCTGGATGGAATCCCCAGTGTGTACCCACCATGGAATACATTGTATGGAAACTAAAACGCCTTGACGGTATTATCACAGGAGAAATCATTGGATAAGTTATTTAAAGAAAAAATGGAAATTATCGCACCAGCTCCTGCTGCTCCTACTCCTCCTTCACCTGTAGTTGCACCAAACCCAGAACCTGCTGTTGCAATTCAACCAAAAAAATCACTGGATAAGTTATCTAAAGACGAGATGAGGTCTAAGATCAAAGAGTTCTCTACACTTCTTAAAAGTCAAAGAGAACATTGGGACAAGGAAAGTAAAATTGGATTTACCTATTCTTGTGACCTTATCTCACAATCACTCATTACATTATACATTCGCTTAGGAAGAGACTAATGGATTATAAAACTTCTGGAGTTGATATTATCAAAGGACGTTCCTTTGTAGAATATCTAAAGGTATTGGCACCTAAGATTGGTGGTTTTAGTGGAATGATGGAAGTTCCATCAGGATATGAGAAACCTGTGTTGGTGTCTGGTGCTGATGGTGTTGGAACTAAAATGAATATCTGTAGGATTGCTGATGATTACACCACTATTGGTCAGGATCTTGTTGCTATGTGCGTCAATGACGTTATATGTTCTGGTGCTAAACCATTATATTTT